TTCCTCGACGAGGTCGACGCCTATCCGGCCTCGGCCGACGAGGAAGGCGATCCGGTCACGCTGGCCGAGGCGCGCTCGCTGACCTTCGCCCATCGGCGGAAGGTGTTCCTGGTCTCGACGCCCACCATCCGGGGGCTATCGCGCATCGAGCGCGAATACGAGGCCAGCGACCAGCGCCGGTATTTCGTGCCGTGCCCGCACTGCGGCGCGATGCAGTGGCTGAAGTTCGACCGGCTGCGCTGGCAGAAGGGCCGCCCGGAGACGGCGGAGTATCACTGCGAGGGCTGCGCGCAGCCCATCGCGGAACACCACAAGACGGCGATGCTGGAGGGCGGCGAATGGCGCGCGACCGCCATTGCCGCCGATCCGACGACGGTCGGGTATCACCTGTCGGCGCTCTATTCGCCGATCGGCTGGCTGAGCTGGGAGCGGATCGTGCGGGCATGGGGCGCGGCGCAGGGTTCGGACGAGGCGATCAAGGCGTTCCGCAACACGATCCTCGGCGAGACCTGGGTCGAGACCGGGGAAGCCCCCGACTGGCAGCGGCTCTACGACCGGCGGGAGCGCTGGAAATCCGGCATGGTGCCTGCGGGTGGGCTGTTCCTGACCGCCGGGGCCGACGTGCAAAAGGACCGGATCGAGGTCGATGTCTGGGCCTGGGGTCGCGGGCTCGAAAGCTGGCTCGTCGATCACGTTGTGATCGAGGGCGGGCCTGATCGGCACGACGCATGGTCGGAGCTGACTGCGCTGCTGGACCGCTCCTGGCCGCATGAACGCGGCGCGCATCTGCGGATCGCGCGGCTGGCCATCGACACCGGGTACGAGGCTCCGGCGGTCTATTCCTGGTCGCGGGCGCAGGGGTTTGGGCAGGTGTCGCCGGTGAAGGGTGTCGAGGGGTTCAACCGCTCGAGCCCGGTGTCGGGCCCAACCTTCGTCGATGCGACCGAAGGCGGAAAACGACTCCGGCGTGGGGCGCGGCTCTGGACCGTCGCGGTATCGACCTTCAAGGCCGAGACCTACCGCTTCCTGCGGCTGGCGCGGCCGACCGAGGAGGACATAGCCGACGGGGCGGCATTCCCGCCCGGCTCGGTACATATGCCGCATTGGGTCGAGAACGAATGGCTGAAGCAGTTCGTGGCCGAGCAGCTGGTGACAGTGCGCACCAAGCGCGGATTCGCCCGGCTGGAATGGCAGAAGCTCCGAGAGCGCAACGAGGCGCTGGATTGCCGGGTCTACGCCCGCGCCGCCGCCTGGATCGCGGGCGCGGACCGCTGGCCCGACGAGAAATGGCGCGACCTCGAGGATCAGCTCGGGGCGGCCCCCACCGACACCGATCCCGCGGGACAGATCAACCGACCGGGACAGGCCCCGCAGGGCAAGCGCCGCTCCGACTGGCTCGGGCGACGTGGAGGATGGTTCTGAACATGACGGACTGGACGGAAACCGAGCTCTCGGCGCTGCGCCGGGCCTATGCCAGCGGCACCACCCGGGTCAGCTATGACGGCAAGTCCGTCGACTACGGCTCGGCCGAGGATCTGCTGGCCCGCATCCGGACCATCGAGCGCGCCATCGCGGGCGTCAGTCGACCCTCGCCGGTGGCGGTGCGCGCAGGCTTTTCCCGCGGGGACCGGTGATGTCGGCAAACTGGTTCGACCACGCCATCGCCACGGTGGCGCCGCGCATGGCGGCCCGCCGCGTGATGGCGCGTCAGGCCTTCGAGACCCTGACGCGTGGCTATGACGGCGCGGCACGCGGGCGGCGAACCGAGGGCTGGCGTGCGCCGGGTTCCTCGGCCGACACCGAGATCGGCGTGGCCGGGGCGCTGTTGCGCGACCGGATGCGCGATCTGGTGCGCAACAACCCGCATGCGGCCAAGGCCGTGGCGGTGCTGGTCAACAACATCATCGGCGCAGGGATCATGCCGCGCGCCGCCAGCGGCGACGACAAGCTGGACCGCAAGGTCGATGCGCTCTTCGAAAGATGGACGGCGGAGTGCGACGCCGACGGCCAGCTCGACTTCTACGGCCTGCAGACGCTGATCTGCCGCGAGATGGTCGAGGCGGGCGAGGTGTTGGTGCGCCGCCGTCTGCGGCGAGCGAGCGACGGTCTGGTCGTGCCGCTGCAACTGCAGGTGCTGGAGGCCGACTTCCTCGACGCCACCAAATCCGGCGCCCTCGGCGCGGGACGGCTGGTGCAGGGGATCGAGTTCGACCCGGTCGGCAAGCGCCGGGCCTATTGGCTGCACGCGGAGCACCCGGGCGACGCCTATGGGGCCTTGCAGAACGGTCTGCAGAGCCGCCCGGTCCCGGCGACCGAGATCGCCCACATCTACGAGAAGCAGCGCACGCAGGCGCGCGGCGTTCCATGGGGCGCGCCGGTAATCCGGTCCTTGCGCGATCTCGACGACTACGAGGTGGCGGAGCTGGTCCGCAAGAAGACCGAGGCCTGCGTGACCGCCATCGTCTTCGGCGACGACGAGGCGCAGCAGGGCATCGCGCCGTCCGTGGTGGACGCCGATGGCAACCGGGTCGAGCAGTTCGAACCGGGGCTGATCGCGTATGCGCGGGGCGGCAAGGACATCCGCTTCAACCAGCCCTCGGCCACCGGCGGATATGGTGAGTACAAGCGGGCCAGCCTGCACACGATCTCGGCCGGCTTCCGGGTGCCCTACGAGTTGCTGACCGGCGATCTCAGCCAGGTGAACTATTCCTCGATCCGGGCGGGGCTGGTTGAGTTCCGGCGCCAGATCGACGCCGTGCAGTGGCAGCTCTTCATCCCGATGTTCTGCGCGCCCGTCTGGCGGTGGTTCACTGAGGCGGCATGGGCGGCCGGGCAGATCCCGTCGCCAATCGTGCCGGTCGAATGGTCGCCGCCGAAGTTCGAGGCGGTCGATCCGCAGAAGGACGCGATGGCGAACCTGCTGTCGATCAGATCGGGCACCATGACGCTGGCCGAGGTGATCGCCCGACAGGGCCGCAACCCCGACGCTGTGCTGGCCGAGATCGCCGCGACCAACGCCAAGCTCGACGCGCTGGGCCTCGTGCTCGACAGCGATCCGCGCCGCGTAACCAAGACCGGCAGCGCGCAGACCAGCGATCCGGCCGACAACGATCCCGCCGCCGACGCGGAAACCGAGCCGGCGCCGGCCGACCAACAGGACTGACCCCATGGACACGATGATCGAACTGCCGGCCATGCGCCGGTCGGCGGAGCTTGCGCCGAACACGGCCGATGCCGACACCCGCACCGTGGAGGTGGTCTGGTCGGCAGGCGCGCGCGTCCGTCGCGCCACCTTCTTCGGCGAGCCCTATGACGAGGAACTGAGCCTCGACCCCACCCACGTCCGGCTCGACCGGCTGAATGCGGGCGCGCCGTTCCTGAAGGTGCACGAGCTCGACACGCTTGATGCTGTGATCGGCTCGGTCGTGCCGGGTTCGGCGCGGATCGAGAACGGTCGCGGGATCGCGCTGGTACGGATCAGCGAACGCGCGGACGTCGAGCCGATCTGGCGCGACATCCAGGCCGGGCACATCCGCGCGGTCTCCATCGGCTATCAGGTCCACCGCTTCGAGGTCTCGAAGCCTGAGGCCGCCCGCGAACTCTGGCGGGCGGTGGACTGGACGCCCTTCGAGGTCTCCGCCGTCGCGGTTGGGGCCGACCCTGCCGCGGGCTTCCGAGCCCAGCATCCCCTTCACGACTGCGTCCTTCACCGCCGGGACGCCCCCACACCGCAAGGAGCACCCCCGATGACGGACAAGACCGAAACCTCGGCGACCGACGCCGACACCAACCAGCCGACCGAGCCGGTCGAAACCAAGGACACCACCATGACCGAGCCGAAAGCGGCAACGCCCGAACCCAAGGTCGCGGCAGTCGAAACCCGCGCGCAGACGCAGGCAAGCCCTGCGTCCGACACCGAGGCGGTCGCCACCCGCGCCCGCGAGGCCGAGCGCGACCGCGTCTCGACCATCTACGATCTGGCGGGCCGGCTGAATTTGGAGCGCGGCTTTGCAGAAGATCTGGTGAAACGCGGCACGGATATCGGTGAGGCCCGCCGCCTGATCCTCGACCAGGTCGCCGCGAAATCCGAGGAAATCCGCACCTTCAGTCAGGTGTCCATCCCGCTCGGCGGCCGGGACGAGCGCGTCACCCGCCGCGACGCGGTGGCCAACGCGCTGCTGCACCGCTACAGCCCGACGCTCTTCCAGCTGGAAGACGCCGCCCGCCAGTATCGCGGCATGTCGCTGCTGGAGCTCGCCCGCGAAAGTCTCGGCAATGCCGGGGTGAACACGCGCGGCCTGTCGCGCGACGAGGTGGCGACGCGGGCGCTGCATTCGACCTCGGACTTCCCAGAGATTCTGTCGGCGGTCACCAACAAGACGCTCCGGCAGGCCTACGAGGCCTATCCCTGTACCTTCATGCTGTTCTGCCGCCAGGTGCTGGCCACCGACTTCAAGGCCATGCACCGGGTGCAGCTTGGCGAAGCCCCGCAGCTTCTGGAGGTTGGCGAAAGCGGCGAGTTCAAGCGCGGGACGCTCGGCGAGTCGAAGGAGAGCTACAAGGTCAAGACCTATGGCCGGGTGGTCGCGATCACCCGCCAGACCCTGATCAACGACGATCTCGACGCCTTCACCCGGATCCCGGCGATGTACGGCAACTCCATCGCGCAGCTGGAGTCGGACGTGGTCTGGGGGGTCATCACCGCGAACCCGGCGATGGCGGACGGCAACGCGCTGTTCCACGCCAACCACAAGAACCTCGCGGGCAGCGGCGCGGCGCTCGCCGTCGATGCCGTGGGTGCTGCGCGCGCGGCCATGGCCAAGCAGACGGGACTCGACAAGAAGACGGTGCTGAACGTTCGGCCCGCCTTCCTGATCGTGCCCGCGTCGTTGGAACTGAAGGCCGAGCAGCTGGTCGCCCAGAACCTCGTCCCCGCCGCGACCGCGAGCGTGGTGCCACAGTCGATCCGCACGCTCGCGCCGATCAGCGAGCCCCGCCTCGACGCCGCCAGCGAGACTGCCTGGTATCTGGCGGCCAGCCCGAACCAGATCGACACCATTGAATACGCCTATCTCGAGGGCCAACAGGGCGCGTACATCGAGACGCGCAACGGCTTCGACGTCGACGGTGTCGAGATCAAGTGCCGCCTCGACTTCGGCGCCAAGGCCATCGACTGGCGCGGCCTCTACAAGAACCCCGGCGCGTAACGCGCCCATCCTGAACCCTGGAACCCGGGCGGTCCTGACGGGCCGCCCTTCGCTTTTCCGAAAGGACCCTCGCGATGAAAAACTTCGTCCAGCCCGGCAACACTATCACCCTGACCGCGCCCTATGCCGTCGCCTCCGGCGATGGCCTGCTCGTCGGCTCCATCTTCGGCATCGCCGCCGGAGCGGCCGCCCTAGGCGAGCCCGTCGAGACGGCGCTCGTCGGCGTCTTCGACATCACCAAGGTCGGCTCTCAGGCGTGGACGGTGGGTGCGAAGGTCTATTGGGACAACACCAACAAGCGCTGCACCACGGTCGCCACTGACAACACCCTGATCGGCGCGGCCATCGAGGCGGTGGCGAGCGGCGCGGGCGACACCATCGGCCGGGTGCGCCTGAACGCGACGTTCTGATGAGCGCCTTCGACGCCGCCGTCGGTGGGCTCTTCGCCGATCCCAACATCGGCCGGGACGCGGTCTACATCGCCGACGGCGGCACGCCCGTGCTGGTGCGCGTCGTCGCCCGGCGCGCGGACGCCATCAGCGACTTCGGCGATGCGCGGCTGTGGTCCGAGACCAGGCGGATCGACCTGCGCGTCGGCGAGGTGGCGAACCCGCGTCCCGGCGACCGCATCG